ATTTTTTGTTGTTTATTTCATATACAGCGTGAGAATATTTTTTGTCATTTTTTATAGTTTCATTCCAAGAATCATCTTCGAGTAACTTATCAAATCGATTCCAGCTTGTCCACTGTATAATAAAAGTGGATGGTTGAGTAGCGGCTAATGCTATTTCGATTGCAGTAGAAAATATTAAATCATTACCGGCGCCAGGATATCCATAATTTATCACCGGTTCGTTGCACACAGCCGACAATATTTGAGGCCATTCTGGCCATATATAACCGGCCGCAAATCCGTCACCAAAAGTATAAATCATATTAATTTTGTTTTATCTGGCCTAGCAAATGTTTTAGTTTGGCACTTTGTACATCGGCGGTGATTTTAACTGTTTCTTCGTACGATGCCGCAGGCTCGGTTCCATTAATTATTGTACTTTTTGCTTTGATACTGTCAAGCAAGTTGCCTTTGGCAAACGAATTAACAGGAGCAGCATCTTCTCCAGGATCAGTGATACGCATGGTTTCAATATTGTAGTCCAGGTCAATCTTCATACCAACCCCTGTTGAACTACGTGACTTCATGCACTGAATTTGATACTTGCCACGCTCACGCATGGCACGACTGGTAAAGATACCAAACACGTTGTCTGCTGTATTGATCTTACTAATACCACCTGAAATATGACTGTGGTCAAATTCAATTTCTTCCACGGCACTACGATTCAACTGCGAAGCTGTAACAAACAACACATTGAGTTCCTTGGCCAAGTTACGCAGTTCTTCCGACACATACTTGTCTTTAACGAACAGATCATTTGGACTAACTTTAGCCGACACCGGCATTAATAAATCCAAATAGTCCACCATCATAAAATCCACACGCAGTCCTGTTTGAACTTGTACTTCTTTGATATAACTACGAATATCATTTACTGTACTTTGCGCTGGCAAGGCCTTGACACGATATTGTCCGGCTTTCTTGCTGACCAATTTAACTTTGAGTTCTGCGGTATCTATATCTTTGCGAATGTCTTTTGTGCTCATACCCGACAACATGGCATCTGTTCTTAATGCACAAAGCTCTTCTGAAAGTTCTAAACTAACATACACGCCACTTAGTCCGGCCTGCAACCACGATAATGCAATGTTCATCATAACAAGACTCTTACCCGATCCAGATCCACCGGCAAAAATGTTTAGTTCGCCTCGACTGAATCCACCATACAGGATCTTGTCCATCTGTGGCCAGCCTGTGCTTACTTGTCCGCCTGAATTAAAGTATTTGTTGATACGAGCTTTGGGGTCAGCAAAGTAATCTGTACCCATGTCCTTGGTCAAACTAATCTGTACAGCATCCTTGATCAGTTTCTCTACAGGATCGTATTCGCCCTTTTCCAGCAAGTCTGCCGACTTTAAGATTGCACGTTCTAGTTCTTGTCTACGAGTGAATGCTTCAAACTCACTCATGAACCATTCGTTGTGTCCTTCATTTAAGTCTGGAATGTCTGCCAGTGTAGTGCCAGTAGCTGCTTTGATCTGTTCACGTGTGGGCAATGTCTTATAATCATCGCTGTGTTTGGCAATAAACTCTGCTGTAGCTCGCAAACTGCGATCAAAGTTTTCTGGATTATAAATGTTTTGCACACGCACAAAAGATTCTGCGTCGTGTAACATCATTTCTAGGAATAGTTTTTGGACATCAAGTCCGTAGTCTTTTAGCAAGTTGCTTCTTCCTCATCTCAATTTTAATTTTACTAGTTTCTTTGTTTTCTAATATAGTTAGCAAAGTTCCTAGCTTACCCAAACGAATCACTGCATCATTAATATCTTTACAACTCTCGGGCCACTCCGGAATACTTACAGTCCATCCTAGTTCTATAGCACGATCTACCAACTTCATACCGGCCTCGTCTTGATCCGGTACTACAATAACCTCTCGCCCTAGACTGCGTATTAGTCTGACTTGTGCATCGTTGATCTCTGCATGTAACACAGCCAGGCCGTTGATGGCCAATGCATCAAACACACCTTCTACTACAATGGCATATTGCCACTCATCACGCTGTAAGTCTGTACCAAACACATACCCATGCTGCATGTCTTGAATATATTTGGGTGTACGGTCATCTAAAAATCTTGTAGTATGTCCTACTACTTGATTGTTGTGTGTAAACGGAATTACAATACCCGGTCTTGGCATAGTTTTGTACAAAAATGGATAATCCAATGATATACAACGTTGTTCTAGATATTCTTGTGCCTGGTTGTTAAGAGGTTGTGTGGTTGCCGGTAAATCTCGATCTTCAAACTCTATGTTAGATAATTTTTCTACCACTTCTTGCCGCTCGTTTAATAAGCCAGCAATACTTTTATGTTTGAGACTTTCAAGATTAATACGCTCAATCTCTTCGCCCGGCACATTTAACCACTGTAAAAATTTACGAGCTTTGTATGTTAATGTACGTCCAAGAACAAAACTACAAGTGTATCCACAGTTAAAACAGTGATAGGACCACGATCCATCGGGTGCTGTTTTTAATCCACCACGTTGTCGCTTGTCAGTGTTTTCGCCCTGATGGACACAACAAGGTGCGTTGAAACTTATCCAACCAGAACTTGTTGACTTGCGCTTTGCAGGTAAAAACGAAACCACATCAATCATGCTACTATTATAACAGGATCTATGTAATTAATCAACAGTTGGGCTATCTTTTTGTGCCCGGTTTCATCAGGATGGCCGCCTGATTTGGTATCAGTTATACAAGATTTTAGGTGCCAATCATTAAATACCGTTGGCAACTCAAATGAATAGTCTTCTGGAAAAATATGAAACTGCATGGTCATTATGTCGCGTCTGGAGCTAACACCATCAAACAATAATACTGCTTCTTGATATCGTAGTCTATGCAGTTCTGGCGAATCAGTTAACACCGTTTGTTGTTTAATTAACGGTTCGAACTCGTTAGAAGGCCATGAACTATGCACAAACCGATTCCATTCTGGATCGTCAAGATACTGAACATGATTGGGATTGTAATGACTAAAACGATAGCTGTTGGTTATACCATGTAGTACCAAGCAATCTTCTGGATTAGGTTCGTGTTCTAACCACCAAAGGAATGTCCACTTTGCACTATCTAAACTACCGCCCATAAGGCCAAAGTTTTCAGTCGGAACATTGTAATGTTGACCAAGTCGGCCTAGGAAACAGTTGCTTTCTCGATAGGCTCGATGTTGTAGACCAACTTCGTGTATATTGGTAGCAGTGATATTGGGTTCGGTTAGTTCATCGCCATACATCCACGAGTCACCAAACCCTACAATTTTTTTGAACATTACGTATGTATCAACGATACATTAGGTTTACAACAAATCCTGTAGAGATAACAACAATTGCACCTTGTTGACTTGCAGGAACCGGGCTTGGACTGGCTCCTGGGTTTGGTGTGGATGGTAATGGCCAATATCCCGAACCAGGATTTGTTACAGTAATGCCTATGACTTGACCAGTGCCACTAATTTGTGCTTCTGCGGTTGCACCGGCGCCATTTCCGACAATATCAATTCTTGGAGGAGCTAGGTATCCGGATCCACCATTAAGAACTTCAATATTTGTTACAGCACCATCTACACAATAGGCCACAGCAATGGCTGGATAACCAGGTTGATCCGGCGTGGCAAAAACACTGTTATTAAATGCCAGGCGAAATAATGGATACCACCCAATGATATTCATGTATATTGTCTTTGTTTCGTTAAGATATGTAGTTGATTCAGTAATATTATACCAAAGACTTTGATAGTTTTCTGCCCACTGTGCCTTGATTGTTCCAGTGTACTGTATTAAATCCATCTGAACCGTGGTGACTGGGCCGCGAGGTTCAATAAAACTACTAAAATATTCAGTGTTATTATAGCTATTATAATAACTACCGCCATTGGGATTGCCGTTCCAGAACATACCGCCTGGATACTGCCCATAACTTGTACCACCATATTGAAGTTGATTTGACAATTCTAATGTAGGAATAGTTAATTCTGAACTCGGAACAAAGGTGGGCAGAACTGAGTTTACTATATCAACTGGCGCCCGTGCTCCGGCTTGAGCATTAGTAAATACCGCTTCTGTTAAGTTACCGCTAGTGCGTGTGATACTATAATTAGCCGGTTGTGCTTGAATTTCTAATAGTTGTTCTGCTGAGAGAGTTACCTTGGCTCGACCAGTTGGGCCATTTAAAATCACCAGAGGTTCGTCGACCAAGAGCTTGGTGCCCTTTTGGTCGATTGCTCTAAATACAAAACTACTACCAGTAATGTTAACTGGTTTTTCTTCTTGGTTGATAAACTCAAATAAGAGTACATTATCAACACCTTTGTTTATGGTCAGTCGTTTTGCGTACACGGGATCATACCTATAAGTGAAAGTTTCACCGGCACCAGTATCTATCAGTAATACTCGTGTAATCTGTTGATAAATGTAGGCTTGGGTTGAGTACATACTGGTATTTATCGATTAAACCGATCCAGGTCTTTTGGGTATAAATATCCTAGACATTATGACCAACGATATCTTCGCTAAATTAGCAGAAAAATACCCGTTTATAACGCTTTGTGTCTACGCCACTCAAGAATATGTAGGTATTGTGCAAAATCAAGATGATATTATTACTACTATCTACGACTTCGGCGGCATACAAGATTTAGACGATAAAAAGAAGTTTTTAGAATTGGCCAATATTTGGTGGTGGGAAAGTAATCGTAGCATACCCATAAACATATTCCTTAAGGCAGAATGGGATCCTTTCAAAATGTATCTGCGTACATTTGTCAACAAAGACCTAGTGGTATTACACGGACCTATATGCAGCCTCAGCGAAATGGGCCGAAAAAAATCCAAACGCAAGAGTATTACTTTAGTTAGACGAATTGAGTAGATTCATGTGTAACGTCACCAGCATTGCGTAACTGATTGCGTGGCTTTTTTTAAATATAAAACCCTTAGAGTCATCACCGTCCCAGACTGTTTCAAATACAGTGAGCCAGGACTGATTTTGTAGGTGCGCTTTGCCTGGGCGAATAATAGCAATAAATGCTGCCATTCTCGGAATTGAGTCTGGTTTCATATCCTTCAATAATTCCGTATAGTTACCCACGTGAACTAATTGTTTTGCCCAGTCTGGATCCGTCCACAATCTTTCCCATGGCGGAGTTGTATTGAGCATCTCTTGATAATGCTCTGGACTTTTAATTAGTTGGTAAACACTCATATTAAGAAAGTCTATTTTAAAATAGCCACGATGTTCGGCTTCTTCGTAGTCTATTGCTGCGCACTCGGTAATTGGATCGTATGGGATGTCGGTAATATACACACCTGAGTTGTGACGTCTTGCTTGACCTTGATGTTGTTGACGTGCTGGTATATACGAGATAAGGTTTAACACATCATCTCTGTTGGCAAAATCTAAATCAATATCGGCTGACATTACCATCCTGCTTTCTGTAATATGTCTTTGGCATACTCTTGATCTGCTGGGTAATCTTTAAACTTGCGTTGCCAATGATCTGCGTCGATATAGGGCCAGATCATGGCGATCTGGGTGGCATCCAATTCACTTAAAAACTTTTGTCCTGACTCACAATTATAAATGATCCAGGGACTAATACGTCCTGTGCTAACCGCGTATGCCATGGCATTGGTATTACCGTATTGCAAACAGTCTTCAGCAGGGTGTCCAGATTTTTCTGCCCAGTCAATCCCAAACTCCATGGCACGAGCCAGTGCATCATTGACGTTTTCTACCTTTAAATATTCTTGTAAGTATTCTGTGTAAACACTATCCTTAGCCCAGTGGTCTAATTTTTTATTTTGTTTAAGT